CCGAGGTGGTGTCGGTGGCGACCGTGGGGTCGTTACCGGCCGTGGCCGAGGTCATCGAGACCGTGGCTCCGCGGGCGATGGCCGCGCTGGACTCCAGCCAGACGTAGGAGCCGCCAGAGGCAACCTCGCACACGTCGCCGGCCGCGTAGAGCGCCTTGCGGATGTTGAAGATGATCACGCCCAGCGCGACGACCGCGTCCGTGGGGCCGGTGATGGCGTCCACGAGGATCTCGGTCGAGGTCCCGGCGATGAGTTTGACGGCCTGACCCGCCTGATAGACGGCGACCCCCGATGGATTGATCCGGGCCGAGACGATGTCCGGGCTGGGGATCATGCTCACCTGCCCCAGGATCGGGGTCTGGATGAACTGATTTTGGTTCTGAACGAGCTGTGTCATGGTTAGATCCTCTGTTTGGGTTTAGTTGTTTCCGGGTTTCACGGACCCGTACCGCTCGATCCCCTTGTTGACCCTGTCGGGGATGCTGCCGGAATTGGTGGGCTTCGTCGCCGACTTGTCGGTGGCGTTCTCACGGGCGTTGTGGAGCGCGTAGAACGGCTCCAGGGAGGCGGCCTTCTTGGCGGCCTCATTCTTGCGGGCCGTCTCTTCGTCGGCAGCCTTCTTGTCCGCAGCGGCCTTCTCGTCCGCGGCCTTCTTGGCGGCCTCGGTCTTCAGCGCGTTCTCGCGCTCGACCTTGGTCTCCTCCTCCTTCTGCTCCTTCTCGCGCTGCTTGGCCTCGTCCTCATTCTTGCGGGACTGGCCGTAGCAGTTGATGAGCGTGCCCATATTGACGCGCTCCTTCTTGCCGTCGAGCTCGATCTCGACCTCCTCGGACGAGTTGAGGTGGAAGATCTGGCCCTTCTGGGTGCGCCAGACGGCGGCGAGATCGTTGATGCGGACTTCGGCCCCGTCGATGACGAGGGAACTCTCGGGGGACACCTCCATCGGCGTCTCCTCGATGTTCGTTTTTTCCGCTTTGCCATCGGCCCCATTGATGCGGCTGATGATGCGGGTGATGAACTTGAACATGGTGTTTTGCGGGTTGATGGTTCTGGCGTTCAGACGAAAGTTGGCGTCCTCGTAGCGCGGCTTCTCCACGATGGCGAGGTGGTGGAACTCAAGCTCGGTGATCTCCCGGTTGTAGCGGATGCCGTGGTACACGCCACCAGGCCCGAGCGCCTTGACGCGGTACGCGCACGAGGGCAGCTGGCCCCGGCGCATGAGGCTTCGGGCGTCGTCGGTGAGCACGCTGCCCTCGGCGTAGTACCAGCCGTCCGCGGCGTTGTAGCGGACATCCTCGACCGATCCGTTTGTGCGGTCGGCCGGTGTGGCGAGCCCGACGTGGCCGATGGTGAGGCCGTTGCCGCGGGCAGAGTTGAGGCACTTGTCGATGGTGCTCTTTCGGAGCAGCTCGTACCCCAACCCCATGTCCTCGTATGAGACGATCCCCGGCTCGATGAAGCGGCTCGTGAACCGCTTGCCCTCGACGTTTGCGAGGTTGAATCGGTCCCCCAAGACCAGGCGAAGATCATTCTCTTGCGCGGTAGCGGTCATGTGAGATTGACGACGGGGAGGGCGACACAGCGACACCGATAATCCTCCCCAGGATTGGCCCTCCGGCCTGTTGCCTTGTCAACGATTGGAGGCGAATCCCAGGAGAAACGGCGACCGTTGAGGGCGCGGTGGTCGGCTCGAACTTTTTCGTCACCACTCGTGCTCCATTCATATTCCGTGGCCCCCAAGGATTTGTACCTCTCCTCGCGAAACTTGGAGACGGCGAGGCTTGTCTCCTGCTCCGCGATGAAGGCGGCGTGTCGCTTGCCGACTCCGTACTCGGTCTCGATGAGGGAGACCAGTGAATCAGCGCGGCCACCCGCGAGAGCATTTTTCTGAACCTTGGCACGAAGATCGGCGATTTGTTTTGCGGTGAAGTTCTTGATCGCGAGGTCCGCGTTGTGCGTGAGCTTCTCGTCCAGCGCCTTCGCGATACCTGGTGTAACACGCGCCTGGATACTGATCGACTCCTCGCTCGCGACGGTCTCTACGAACTGCTTCTGCAAATCTCCAACGATCTTGTCAACAGCCTTTATGAAGCTCAGTCCTACCGGACTGGATACAACATTGGTCGACATCTGCTGCAAAAGCGTGTCCACGGACCTGTGCAGGAGGTCGCTGCGCGAGCGCGCGTCGTCTATCGCGCCCATGAGGTCCATCGGGATGCGCTCGCGGTGGAGCGTGAACCCGCCGCCCTGCATCGGCTTTCCCCCGAGAGCCCGGATCTCCCTGCTGATCTCGGCGTTGAACTTGCCGGAGAACACGCCGTCCGAGTACCAGACGCGGCCGTTCTGGATCGCCGCCCGTAGAGCGTCCTTCGAGTTCACGCGGGCCTCCAGACCGGCGTCCTTGAGCAGATCCTTCAGGGGCTCGAAGAGGACCTCCCTGATGTAGTCGAGCAGCTCGCGCTCCACGAGGAGGGTGTACTCGTCCCGGTGAACTATCGGACGGAGGGTCTTCTTCACTTGCCCTTTGCCGGGGGCTTCTGGGCCTTCGCCTTCGCGGCTTTGTCGGACATCTCCATGCCGCCCTCGGAAGGCTCTCCCGCGTTCGGGAGCGTGGGTTCAACGTCACGGAGCCCCTTCGACACCTCGGTCTCGATGGGGAGCAGGTTCTCCATCTTCAGGAGCCTCGACGCTTCCTGGCCCGTGACGAGGCGCTGCTGGAACTGCTCCATTATCCGCGACTGCTTCGAGGTCTTGACCGTCTCCTCCTCGACGCCGTCGAGCAACTTCAGCGGCTTCCACTCGAACTCGTAGTCGGGGATGAACCCGAAGAGCTGCTGGCAGCGGAGGTCGATCATCTCGGTGAGCACCGGCTCGGCCTCCATCCGCACGCTCTCGACCACACTGTTGTAGTTCTCGATGGCGTCCTGGCCTCCGCCGAAACCCGTGGCCGACTGGCCGAAAAGTTTCGTCATCGGGAACTTCAGCGACGAGCACAGGTTCAATCTGAACTCGTTCCACATCTCCGCGAGCCCGGACCACGAGATCTGCTTCTGCTGGTACTCGTCCTCCTTGTCCATCGCGAGCGCGTTCTGGAAGCTCTTGAGCTGGTTGGAGAGCTGCATCCGCAGCTTCACGTTCGCCGTGCCCTCGTCGGTGAGGAGAGCGTCGTTGAACCCCTCGATCGAGTACACGTCGATCTTCGCCTCATCGAGCAGCTCGAAGATCAGCGTCTCGAACTTCACGAACGAGTTGATCGCGCGGATGCACCGCTCGATCTCGCTCATGCCCCATCCCTGGAGCCGGAGCCGGATGTAAGATGGGGCCTCCACTCCTAGCACTTTCACGACGCGTGAGCGGTGGAGTGGGAGGCCGTAGAAATTGAAGGGGGTCGGGTTGCGCCCGTCCCAGATGTTCACCTGCGAGAGGATCAGCTCCCAGCGGTCGGCGGCGATGAACTCAAGCGGCGAGTCGGGGCCGATCTTCTCCACGTCCAGCTCGCTCTTGAAGTCCTGGTCCGTGTTGATGATGAGCCCCGCGCCGCCGTAGAGCCTGCTCCAGTTCATCACGTCCATCGCCACGCGGAAGTCGGAGTTCCCGAGGTTGATCGCGGCGTTCGGGTTGATGTTGCGCTTGAACGTGTCGTTGCGCCACCGCTTGCGCGACTTCCTCATCGTCGCCATCAGGAGCTTCAGGTCCTCGTCGTCCAGCTCGTCGGTCTTGATGTGGATGCCGCCGCGGAAGGCGTCCTCGACCGGCTGCTTGATCACGGTCTGCACGAGACCCTGCGACATGAAGCTGTACGACAGGAGAATCCTGTTCAGCGTCAGCGGCGTGTACGAGTTCCCGTCCGCGAGCGTGAACGGGAGCGCGATGGTGTTGGTCGAGTAGGGGGCACCTGCGAAGACCCCTTGGCAAAGGTCATCCAGGGCGTTTAGCCTGGTGCGCGCTTGCGATAGTGCCGCTCGATCCATCGGTGCTCGTGTACGTCCGCGGGGTATCCGTGTCAAGAATACTTGAGGGGGCAGGATCGGCCTGCCGTCATCCCCTACACCCGCGTGGTGTCGCGCCCTCGGTCTCGGATTAACGGATACGGGACGCGTGTAAATGAAAAAGACCGGGAGTTCTTCCCGGTCTAGTTCAGAAAGATCGCAGGCACGCCGTCAATTTTCTCAGTCCAAAAACCCTAACGATTCTCCAACAATTCGTTCATCTTTCACCCCATGACGTGCCCGCTTTTGAAAGAACGTCGCCTGCCTGGGGCAGCGCGATGGCGGGATCTACGCCGCCTTTTTCTTCCGCGTCAACGCTGAAAGGATCGAGGTCGGCTTGCCGAGGAGGTCCAGAATTCCATCGGCCATCGCGTCCACCTGGTCGTCCTGCGTGCTCTTGCCGTCCTCGCGGAAGCTCGCGACTTCCAGCTCGAACGCGGGGAGCCACGGCGCATCCTTCGGCAGGTACACCATGCCGGTCGCCTGGTACGGGAGGATCTCCTTCACGCGGGTGACCTTGTCCTTGTTGCGCACGATGCCCTGCGCCGGTATGCCCCTCTTCCTCATCTCAAGCATGAGCGTGAACCCCGCCGACGCCTCCTCGATCTTCACGCCGGATACGGTCGAGGACGACTTGTTGTGCTTACGGTAGAAGGCGAGCGCGTTCTTGATCAGCTCGGGCGGCTGCCACTTCCCGCGGATCTGGTCGATCAGGAAGGCCCTCTTCTGGTTGCGGCCCCAGCATTGGAGGACCGAGTGGTTGTTCGCCTCTTTCGTCTTCATCGCCGTGTCCACGGTGATGATCTTCCTGTCCCACTTGATCTGGTCGGCCTGCGAGTAGTAGTTGAAGTCGGCGAGCTTCACCAGGTTGCCGCCCATCATCACGGGCTCCTGCTGGTACTGCGCGCTGAACGCGTACGGGTTCACGCGCTGGGTGTCGAGCAGCTCCTTCGTGGAGACGGTCTCGGGGATCGTGCTCTGGCCGTCCACGAGCGCGGGGAACTTCACGAGGACGTAGTCGTCGGGGTAGTTCTGCATCACGAAGCCGGGGAGGTCGTCCACGCCGAGCCTCTGGGCGCAGATGATGATCGGCGTGTAGTCCGAGGAGTTGCGCCGGGACTTGAGCGTGTTCTCGAACCAGAAGCGGAGCTTGTCGCTCTCGACCTTGGACAGCGCCTCGTCAGGCTTCGCGGGGTCGTCAATCACGATCACGCCGCCCGCGGGCCGCTTGAGTCCCGCGCCGAGGCCGGTGAGCGAGCCCCCGACGCCGTCGCCGTACACCTTGCCCCCGCGGGTCGTGGTGAAGTGGTCGCTCTGCCGGATCGCGCCGAGCCTCGTGTCGAACAGCTCCGTGTACCAGAGCGCGCCCATCGTGGACTGGATGTAGCGCACCGAGGTGGTCGCCAGCTCGTTCGAGTACGACGTGTAGATGTTCTGCGCGTCGGGGAACTGGCCGAGGCCCCAGGTGATCAGCGCCTCGCAGATCTTCGTCTTCCCCACGCGCGGGGGGATGTTGATTATCACGAAAGGCTTTAGCAGCTCGCCGAGCCACGCCTTCTCAAGGATCTGCGCCGTCTCGTGGTGGAGCGGCTTTATCGGCAGCTCCAGGTTGTTGAACGGGACGAAGCACTCCGTGAAGTAGTGGTCGAAGCCGATCAGGTCGTCGCTCATAACGCGTCGTGGAGAAGCTCG